GTCCTTTAGAATTTATATACATATAAAAGACATAACGGGCATATCTATGCCCGTTATTGCTTTTATTTATAAGCACTATTGAAATCTAATTCAATAATTTTATTCTAAGTACGATGAGAATTAAACTAACTCATCACACCCCCATTGTTCGAACGTATGTCACGTTCACAATAGTAAGGAGTTCTTTCAACCTTACATTATTTGTTCTATAGACCAATTAAGTCTTTAAACTTTATAACCTATAAAAAGTAAATAATAATAAAATAAAAGAAAAATACATATTTCATTTGAAAAACCAAAACGATAGTATACTCACTGTGTGAGAAGTCTATGTCTTGGTTTTATAACCAAGGAAATAAATACTGATATGGCGGAATGCCATTAGACACAAGTCTACAAGCCTTTAGGCTAGATCTATAGTTGTAATCAACAACGACCTATCTGTTTATACATTTTGCAGATACAAAACTACTAAAAGACCTCGATTGACTCAAGTCAGGTATCATACGCCTACGTAATACACGTCCTTTATCAGGAATGAAGTTTCGTAAAGTATGTAATATCACATGATTAAATCACTACCTGCTTATGTGTTTGAGAACGAATTAAGCAAACCTTTGATTCAGGATAATGAATCACCCGTATGTTCTGTGAATACCGTCGGAGAGACACAAAAAGGTACCACAGTCCCAATGCACCCCGTGGTTGGACAACCAAACTTACCGTTAAATTACAACACAACTCAAGTTAAACCACAATTTGGTTTAGAAGATTTAGATGTTGTAGGTTTATTTCTTACCAATTTAAAAGAAAACACCAGTCTTAGTATTGACGAAGACAAAACTGAATATGTGATTAAGGAAGCTAGTAATTTAGTAGCATTATTTTTCGCATTGAAGGAAGTTCAATCATTTCCTCAATTTGCATCCATCATTTATTTGTATGCAGGTACTCATTATGAGAAATCTGTAGCAGTATCTGTTTGTTCATATTTCAATGAATTATTTGCAAAAGAAAAACAAGAGGAAACGGAGATTGAACCACAGGCTCCAATTGAAAGACCAGCATGGCTTGCTGTTCTAACAGATGCCCATAATAATTGGCATATGTGTAGAACTAATAAAGCTTTCTCACAATTATCTAAATTACTAGGTTTATTAGTAACAGTCGGATTATGTGATGCTGCATCTATTCAATTTACTATAGGAGGATTCAAACTCTTTGATGATCAAATTATCAAAGAGCATGTATCTGCTGCTAGTTTGGTTGATGCTATTTTTAGCACGGTTACATTCTTTGCAGAAGGAGCATATTTATGTTTTAAACATGGATCTATAAGACCACTTATTATGAGTGACTTTAAGATTCTTGATATTGATGAACAATATGCTAGAGCCGTAGGATGGTGGGATTTAGTTAGAGCTGGAAATTTTGAGAAAGTCATGGGTAAAGTTGATTCAGAATATGAGTCACTTTTAACCGAACTTTCTACTGCTATTAAAGCAATGATTCCACTAACTAAAGGTATAGAAAACAAGCTCTTAAACGATAAATTTCTAAGAGTATTACAAATGGAGAATGACTACGTCACGCACAAGATTGCTTGTGGTGTACGTAGAGCACCATTTTGTATTGAAATTTTCGGAGAAAGTGCTCAAGGTAAGACAACTTTTGGAGACCAATTAATTGACTATCTAATGATTGGACAAGGATTACCAGCAGGAAAAGAATTTCGCGCTGTACATGACCCACAAGATAAATTCATGAGCACATGGAAAACCAACAAAAATGTTATGATCATTAATGATTGTGGCAATGATAAATCGCAATTTTTACAGAAACCTCCTACAAGAGATATTATTAATTTTGCAAATAATCAAGTATTTGTTGCACCCAAAGCAGAATTAGCTGAAAAGGGTAGAGTTTTCCTTGAACCAGAATTGATGGTAGTCGATACAAATGTTAAGAATTTATGCGCTTTTGAATCTAGTAATTGCCCATACTCTGTGCAACGACGTATGCATGTCGTGGTAACTTTGAAAGTTAAACGCGAATTGCAAAGAGTTGTTGATGGAGTTACATGTGGTATTGATAGCAAGAAAGTACGTGAAAAATATACTATTGATGGAGTTTATACACCACCACTAGTAGATGACATTTGGATCGTCGATATTGAACAAGCAGTTAAACCGGAACGTATGTGTGACATTGCAGACTACAAACCATTGTATATGGATGGAGTTAAAATGGTAGATTTAAGTACCAAAGATGCATTTCACTACATATCTCTTTTATTTAATGAACATAGACAGGATCAATTCTGTATTATTGAATCAATGAAAGAAAGAGCACATACAATGGAAAAATGTCCCCACGAGGGCTGTTTTCATATTAAAGGTATGTGTAAGTTGCATCCTGAAGCTCAAACAGGTTTTGAATTGGGATCGTATGCAACTATGGGTTTAATGACCTGTTATTCAGTAGTCAAAAGTAAATTCGTTGGTGATGCTAGTACATATGCATTACCATTTGAAAAGATGGCAACTGATCAATTGATTAAGCTTACAAATAAATTAATCGATAATTGGGATTGGATGTGTATTATTCCAACACCAGTTATGGAGCACAAATATTTTAAAGCTTTTTGCCTATGGAATTATGCCGATGAAATCAAAAATCGTTATAAATCTGCATTGCTATTTCAAGTATTTCTATCAGCTTTATGTTGGTACTTTTTGGGACGGTGGACTGTTTTCTTCAACGCAATTTACTTTATGTATTTAGTAGTTACACTAATAGATACACTTAAAGTACAAATGTTAGAAGAACTCAAAAACCGTAACAATCAAGTAGAAGCAAGTATTAAAGCTACCAGGGATGACCATGTGCGCACATTTTGCAATTTATCAGTATTAGCTGGAATTATTGTATCACTAGCATTTGCATGGAAAGTATGGAAAGCAAGTCAGGTTGAAAAACAAGGAGATTTAACACCAAAAACTAAAGAGGATATTGCCAAGCGCGATACTGAAATTAATGTTTGGTGTGGAGTTGAAGCTACCCCACTTCCTATTACTGATCTGTCTAAAACAGTAACTTCTGAAGTACTAACCAAATTAGTACAGAAGAATTTGGTGTATGGATCAGTGAAGAAAGGTGATGAACCAGCAAGAATGGTTAACGGACTTATGTTAACCACTAATGTTGTATTATTACCATATCACTATTTTGAAAAGGATGATTCTTTAAATTTTACATTTAATAAATCTGAACCAGATAAATGTGGAAATAAGTTTTCTTGTGTTATATCAAAGAATATGATGTACAGAATTCCGGACACAGATTTGTGTATTGCTTATACAGGCACTGGAGGTTCTTTCAGAAATTTGACAAAACACTTTCCTCTTGATGAGATGAGAAATCATCCATTCATTCTACAATGGAGAGGTAAAGATGGAAATTTATTAACATACAAAGGTATGTCAAGAGTAACTATGGCCACTAACAATACTAAACATGAAGATAAAATTCTTATGTTTAAAGGTGGTTATTATGAAAAGTTATCTGGCAATACTTTTGGTGGTATGTGTGGAGCTATTTTGGTTTCTGACACTAAAGGAAGTGTCATTTCTGGTATCCATCTTGGTGGTGTTAAGGACACACCAAGAGGTTGTTATGGATCATTAACACAAGCAATTTTAGAATTGGCTGTTAATGAATTGAATAAGAAGGAAGCATTAATAGTACCTAGTGAATCAGGTATATTTGAACCACATTCCATGGGTTGTGAGTTGGTAACTAAGGAACCACTCCATCCCAAGAGTCCTATTAATTTTCTACCGGAAAATGCACAAATATCATATTATGGATCGTGCACAGGTAAAGTATCCTCGTTCTCAGATGTAAGAAATTTACCCATTAGTGATGTAGTCACAGAAGTTACTGGCGTAGAAAACATTTGGGGAGCTCCTAAAATGAAACCAGAATGGTTTGGATGGAGCACAACTTTACAAAATCTGAGTAATCCAGCAGAACAGTTTGATCACGAATTATTGATCAAAGCTGTTAAAGATTACAAAAAGCCTCTTGTAGAGTTAATATCATCCAATTTATGGGTAGGTATTAAACCTCTAACTGATACACAAAATGTAAATGGCATTCCAGGATGCAAATTTATTGATGGTATTAAAAAGAGCACTTCCATAGGACATCCCTTAGTAGGACCTAAGAGAAATCATATGGAGGAAATCGTCGAAGGTGAATTTGTTTTTACTCCCTTGATTATGCAAGAAATTGATCGTTATATTAATTGTTATAAATCAGGGAAGAGAGCGTGGGCTATCGCAAAAGGATGCAAGAAGGATGAGGTCCTTCCTGTTGCCAAAGGTAAATGCCGTGTATTTTACGGTAACCCTATTGCTTTGACATTTTTAATCCGACGTTACTTTCTACCAATAATTAGATTCATTCAAATGAATCCATTGCTCGCAGAGTGCGCAGTTGGCATCAATAGCCACGGCAAAGACTGGGAGGAATTTCACCAATACGTCCTCAAGTTTGGTGAAGAAAGAATTATTGGAGGGGATTATGGAAAGTACGATCAGAAATTACCATCTCAGTTGCTGTTTGCATCCCTCAGAGTCTTAATAGACTTAGCAGCAGCAGCAGGATATAGTGAAGAAGACATCTATATCATGAAGATGATGACCACAGATATTGTTTATGCATTAGTAGCATTCAATGGAGACTTGATCAGTCTAAACTGTGGTGGACATATAAGTGGAAATTCATTGACCGTTATACTTAATAGTATTAGTGGTAGTTTGAATCTACGATGCTATTTCTTCTCTAATTACGATTCAGAATTTAGAGAAGCAGTGGCATTGAGCACTTATGGTGACGATAATATTGGATCAGTCAAAGAAGGTTTTGATAATTTCAATATTAAGGGAGCTTCTGAATTTCTAGGCAAGTATGGACAAACATACACTATGCCTGATAAAAATAGTGAACTAACAGCTTATTTACCGTATGAACAATTTGAATTTTTGAAAAGGAAAAGTGTTTTCCATCCAAAACTCAATAGACATATTGGAGCATTAGTACCAGGATCTATTTTTAAGTCATTGCATTGTTGCCTCCGCAGAAAGGGTCATCCTCTAACAGGACAAGAATTATCAGCTTTAAATGTTGATACTGCCTTAAGAGAATGGTTCAATCATGGCGAGGAAATTTATGAACAACGAAGAAAAGAGCTAAAGGAGATAGCTCTTAAGACAGACATTGAACATATGTGTCTAGGACTGGATTTAACTTATGATGAACGAGTTATTGATTGGGAAGATAGATATATAAGGAAAATTAAACCAGAATACGTCTCAAACACTGATGATGACGTATCGGACCTCGAATAAGTCTATAAACTATTCACCCCGGTGTGCCTCGGGGTTCCAGCGTAAAGTTGAACAGCACATTTCATAATTGGTTACCATGTAGATATTAATTGTATATTATAGATAAATATAGAGGCTTTTGTGATATTACGGCTCTCCCAAGGAGAAACTCCTATTTAGGAGATGGTTAGCCACCATACCAATATACAACCGTGAACTGGTGTATGTCCATCAGTTCATGTACATAAACGACATACTCAAAATATTAATAATTATATAAAAGAAGAAGAAGAATGTACAACAACCGATTGGTATAGACTTGATAATTTAATCAAGTTACTTACTGATCATTTAGATACCTATTGTGATGATATTTTACCACAATCAGGTCTCGCAGATTCGAGCGTTATGCAAGTTACTGGTTCTAAGAAACAGGAAAATGTAGACTTCTCGGATCAAATGGACCCGTATATGTATGATGTCGAATCTAATGCTGATTCAACAAGACGTTTACAAGATACGAATGACGCAACGCTTGATAACTTTTTCAAGCGCCCAATTAAAATTTATGAAGGTGAATGGGGAACAGGTACTATTTTAAGTGCCAATTTCGACCCCTGGTCCCTTTATTTCGATAATCCCCGAGTTGCTAATAGGATTGCAAATTACAATCTATTACGAGCAGACTTACATTTGAAAATTGTTATTAATGGAAATGGATTCCAATATGGACGAGCAATTGTAAGTTATTTACCATGGGATGTATTTGATAGTTTAACTACATTATCGGCAGGTGTGCAGAATGATATAGTACAAGCTACTCAATTACCTCATGTGTACTTGGATCCCACTACCTCTACCGGTGGTGAGATGAAATTACCGTTCTTTAATGATTATAACTATTGCCATATTCCTACATCGCAATGGAGTCAATTGGGACAAATTTATTTGCGCACAATTAATACCCTTAAACATGCTAATGGAGCAACAGATAAAGTTACTATTAGTGTGTTTGCATGGACTGAAAATATCAGTCTTAATGTACTTACTGGAGTTGAACCTGATACTATGGTTCCTCAATCTGGCTCTGAAGTAGATGAAGCAAATGCAAAAGGTATTGTTAGTGGGCCCGCGACAGCTATAGCAAAAGCAGCAGGAGCATTAAAGGCTATGCCTTATATAGGACCTTATGCAACTGCTACAGAAAAAGTCGCCACAGCTACTGCGTCAGTAGCAAAAGCTTTTGGGTATTGCAAACCAGCAGTGACAAAAGCGCCTGAACCATTCAGACCAAATCCGGTTAGTACTTTAGCCGTGACAAATGTGCCTGATAATTCTCAGAAATTAACAGTAGATGATAAACAAGAATTATCTATAGATCCCAGAATCGCAGGATTAGGATCTATGGATTGTTTGAATATTAAATCTATTGCTAAAAGAGAGAGTTATTTAACACAATTTAGTTGGAACGTTGGTACAGCACCAGAAACACTATTGTGGAATGGAAGAATAGATCCAGTAACATGGGCAGAGACCGCAGGTCCGCCAGTTGCTTTTCATTTTCCAGCTACTGCCATGGCAACATTGCCATTTAAATATTGGACAGGTACTATGAAATTTCGATTTCAAGTAGTTTGTTCCAATTTTCATAAAGGCAGGCTCAAGGTAGTCTATGATCCTAATTGGTTAGCAGTTAATGAATATAACACTAACTATTTGAAAATTATAGATATATCAGAGGAGCAAGATTTCACAATAGAGGTTGGAAATGGACAAGATAAAACATTATTGGATCACCACTACCCAGGATTGGATAGTGTAACCCAAATGTATGGAACTACCAGATTTCTTTCAAGGGAAGAAGGAAATGGTGTTCTTGGAGTTTATATCGTTAACGAATTGACAGTACCTAATAGTACAGTCAATAATGATATACAGATTAATGTTTATGTGTCCATGGGAGATGATTTCGAAGTATTTGTTCCGGATGATCATTTCCAAAATTTTGTATTCAAGCCACAAGAAGGATTTGAAGCGCAAGCGGGCGCTGAAATCGTTCCTGATGCTCAAAATACGCAAGAACCTAGTGCCCCTATACAGGATAATCCTATGTCACTAGGACCAACGGAACAAAACACAGAACTAGTAAATAAGGTATTTACTGGTGAGAGTATACAATCTTTTAGAACTATGTTGAAAAGATTTGCATTACATACCACCATAGGTTCTGGCTCAGCAGGAAATCAAGTTATGTACGGTGAAAGACCACTCATGCCTTACCTTAGAGGTAATGTTACAGGAGCGGTTAACACCACTGGTGCACTAGCAGCATATAGTTACTGTAATACATTATTATTACATTGGGTAACATATGCTTTTTCAGGTTGGAGAGGAGGAATTAGATATAAATTTCTACCTAGAGGTAATCATACAGACGCCTTTACGATTAATATATCACGCGGAACGAAAGGGGGTTCCGGTTACTCACAAAATAGAATAGCTCAACCAAGTTACACGTCGCAAAGTATTGCAGCGTCTAGCGCGGTAAAGGGATTAAGCATCTTCTCAGATGGTGGTACGAAGGGTACTACCTATACAGTAGCAAGCGTTAATCCAATCCTAGAAGTTGAGATACCTTATTATTCTGATACAAGATTTACACCTGGTAAAACTCAAGATCTGACTACTACAGCCGTGTTTAATGAAACATGGAAGTATGCAATCGGACGCTTGAATGGTCAAGATATGGTGGTTGATATTTATGCAGCAGCAGCTGAAGATTATCAAGCATATTTCTTTTCCGGTTTACCCAGAATGTATTACGAAGCAACACCTCCATTACCTTAGGAGTGTGACTTGTATAAGACTAAAGCACAAATGCTAGGACTGAAATGTCCAAAATTTACCACGATGTGATCTCGTGGGGATATACGAACTTTGTATATCCGGCCCCAAGCCGTATCAATATTTGATTTATAATTAGATTTTACATGCGGCCTCGGCCGTGGAATTTTTACTAATTAGCGATCACATATTTGACTAGCTTGGCGGTCTCG